GGGCTGGCGCTTGCCGAACATGGCATAACGCAGCTGAGCCTTGGCATTTTCCAGGGCTTCGGTGTTGTAGTAGGTTTTCATCTGGGGGGACATGGTATTGGCGGTATCAAACGCAGTCTGTTCCCCGGTATAAGCATTCACATAGTTCTGAGTGGTGTTAACAAGTACACCGCCATTGCCGTAATCAGCCATAATCAATTACCTTCTTTCTTATCATCATAGGAATACATCCTCCCCGCTGCGCACTCTGCGGCGCACTTCGGCTCGGTCTGCTTTGCTCCAGGTGCTGGGGTCGGTCTTAATCAAAGCCGATCCTACGCCCTGCATGCCGTTCTCCTGAGGCCGTCTGGCCCCGGCCTGCACGCTGGCAGCCACTTGCTGCGTAGCACGCTGGCCTGCGTACTGCATGGTTGCTTTCTGGATCTCGTCATGATGGATGGCAAAATAAGCGTCCTTCACGCTCATCCCGTACTGGGGCGAAGTCCACTTCATGAAATTGGGATTCTGCAGCTCGGCCTGTAAATCAAAGCCGGGGAATGCCTGTTTCATTTCCTCAGCCTGCGTAGCAAGCTTCTGATAATGCTGGCGAAGGGCCGTTTCCTCTGCATTCTGCTGCTGCTGTGCCTTGATGCGCTGGTTCTCAGCCTCAAGGGTTTTCATGTTCTTGTAGATATCCACAGGCACGCCCATGCGGTTTGCCTCGTCCTCAAACAGGCTGTTATCGTCCTGCACGGCCTTGGCAATCCCGGCGATATCCTGGGCATCCTTGCCGTATTTCTGGGAGAGTGCTGCCAGAATAGGCTCCATCTGCTCGGCCTTCTGCCGGTCAGCTTCACGGCCTTTCAGGCGCTCTGCCATGGTGGATTTGATGTGCCGCTCATAATCCTGCTTGTACTCGCCCTTGATCATTTCCTCAAAGCTGGCCTTTTCTTTGGGCTGATCCTGGGGCGTAGCCTGCTGGGTGCCTTCAGGCTGCTTGCCGTATTGCACGCCTGCCAAGGGGTTTTCCCTGGCCTTGCGTCTGGGCTGCAGGTGGGGCAATTCCTGTGCCTGGCCCTCGTCAGGGCTGGCATTCACGCTGCCTTCACCGCCTGCAGGAGCAGCACCGCCCATACCGGCGCCACCATCTGCCATCCAAAGTACGTTTCCGAAGTTATCCATGCTATTTGCTCCTTTCATCGTGCGTCATGCCTTATACAGCCCGTCCGGGTGGGCGAATCCCATCGCATGATCCATCACTCTGCTCATTAGGTGAGCGAATCCATATATAAAAAAGCAGGGCCGCATGGCTCCTGCTCTTTTATCGCTTATGTGGGCTGCGAAACGTTTTGTGCCCGCTCTCTTGCCTTTTCTACAATCTTAGGCTCCTTTTTGCCCTCGTTCTCCGCCCGCTTCATGACACCGGGATCCACCGGCTGCCCGGAAGGCATGGGCATCATCTGCCCGCCGCCCAAGCTCATGGCCATCTCCTGTGCCAGCGCCGGGTCTGCCTGGCTGGCCAGCTTCAGCGCCATCTGCTGCCACATGATCAGCTGCTTTTGCATGGTCTGCATCTGCTGTACCTTCTGGATCAGGTCATCCTTGCCGTCAAAGTCCATCATATCCAGCAGCATCAGGCTCTGGTCTGCCATCTGGGGATTGAATACGCCGGCATTGAGCAGCTGCAGCGCCAGCTCATTCTGGGCCATCTTGGTGTATGGGTTCTGCTTCTGGGCAGATACCTCGATATCGAATTCGGGCAGCCGGTAGCCCATCTCCTCGCCGGCAGGGCTGTACTGCATCATAGGCGCAATGCCCTGATTGCTGTAGGCCACAAATTCCATCTGCGCCTGTGCGCCCAGGATACGGAATTGCCGGGGCACATCATAGAATTGCCTGATGCGCTCGATTACCTTCTTCACAATGCGCCCATAGGCACGATAGGTGGCCCGGATAGCATCCTTGGATGAGCGCCCAGCGGCCTCCTGGAGGGCTGCAATACTGGACGCTGCGGTCACGCCGCCGTTGCTGCCGTTGGCCACGTCCTGATTGCCGGTGGTCTGCTTTAATTCCTCGATCTTGTTATTGATGTAGGTTACAGCCATGCCCGGCATTGCACGGGTCTGCAAGGGCACCACGTTATCCTCGCTTACGCTGCCCTCCACATGCACAAAAGGCCGGGTGAAATCGGCGAATTCGCTTTCGTTGATCTTGCTGTCATTGCCCACCATGTACCGGGGCACAGCGCCATGCATGGCGTTTAGGGTCAGCGCCTGATCCAGCAGGTCAATGGCCTCCTGGGCATGCTTGCCCATGTCGATATAGCCCCTGCCGCAGATGGTACGCTTCAGGGGGAAAAGGTTATCCACAACGAAGGGATATTCCCCATCGTCATACCAGCCCTTGCCCTGCAGCGCTTCGTCATCCTCGCTGGCATACAGCACATGCTCGCCCACATACTTGCAATAATGCAGCAGCTTCTGGCCGTTTTCATAAGTATGATAATACCAGTCCACCACCAGCGCCTTTTCACTCCGGTCAATATGCTCTTCCTGCTGGTATTCTGCCAGCGTGAAGGGGCTTTCCAGCGCTTCTCCGTCCAGCTGGGGATAGCGCCGCACCAGGCTTTCCTTGTTTTCCAGCGAAACGTGGAAAAGGTGGGTGCTCTTCTGGATATCCGTTACGCCCGGCTCCCAGAAAAGATTAAGCAGGTCAACCGGAACGATGCTGATATCGCCCAGGCCGCCCTGCTTGCTGCTGTCCCAGTAAATGCCGTAAACAGCGGTACCGGATTTATTCAATTCCCATGATTGAATATCATAGGTTTCCGCAAAATCATTCTGCTCCAGCACCACCGGCACAATGCTGGTCAGGCGCTTGGCCTCTTCCTGATCCCCCTGCTCACGGGGCAGGATAACAGGCTCAGGATAGGCTTCAATCATGTCCGCATGCTTGCCCATCACCACGTTAAAAAGCCATTGGGTGGGCCGTCTGGCCGCCGTAGGATTGCCCTGCTCCTGCATTTCCGTCCAGCCCCGGCTCTCCCACCATTTTTCATTGGCAATCAGCCGCTTTTCCAGCATGGACTTGCCGTTTTTGTACTTAATCAGGGTCAGATTGGCCTTACGCAGCTGCTCTACGCCGATTTTTGCCACCTTCGCAGGCTGCATCGGCTGTACAGGCTGCGCCATGGCGGGCTGCAAGGGCACGCTCATGGGCCGGTTCATCATTTCACTCATCATTTCATCCCCTTAAATTGGTTCAGCGGGTCAAAGGCCGGCTTGCGCACATCCTGCACCATGCGGGGCTTAATCGGCCTGCTCATACAAAAATAGCGGAATTCATCCGCCACATGGTCTTCCTGATCGGTATCCAGATCCTCGGTCATCGTTTCGGAATAGCACAGCACCGGAATCGTCCGCATAAACGCCTTGCAGGTATCGAATACGTACATCATCGGATAGCCATTCTCATCGAAGGCCATGCGATAATGGCACTGCATCCAGCCCGGGATTCGGTCATTCACCGCTTTGTCGAAATACACCTTATGCTTGGCTGCCACATCCGCAGTGCTTAGCCCGGTGCCGCTGGCATCCCAGATGGCCGGGTCAGCCACGCCTCTGATGGTCTTGCCGGCAAGGTACGGATGCTCACGCTCTATCCTGGCAATCTCGGAAAATATCTTGTCATCAATCCACTTGACGCCCTCGTTTTCCTCACCCTCCCGGCAGCCGTACAGCTCCAGGATGCGATAGATCACGCCGTCAAAGTCCACAGCCCACCAGCCACAGGAAAACGGCTTGCCGTAGCCCCAGTCGAAGGAGCGGTATATATTCCAGCCCCTGGGGATTTCCTTCATGGCAGGAATCACATGGGTGAAGCGCCTATCCTCGTAATGATCCGGATCATCCCGGAATTCCTCAAAGAATTGCCCTTCGTAAACGTCCCAGTTCCCTTCCAGCCAGGCGGCCCTGAGCTTTGGCGGCAGGGCCATCAGCTGCTTGATGTAATCGGGCTGCTCCGCCATCAGGGCCTTGTTATCTGTTACCAGGCTCTGAATGAAGACATAATCATCCGGGTTTTCCTCTGGCTTGAAATTGCCCTCCTTCAGGCGCTTGATATATCCATGGCCAGGGCCGCCGGGGTTACAAGTCATATAGCAGCGCTTAGGCAAGCCATTGACACCACGGATACAGGCCATAATGGATTTGATCTGGTATTCCGTCATCTGGGTGGCTTCGTCAATCATGATCACGTCCAGTTCCATGCCCTGCATCAGGTAAAGGTCATCGTCCCTGCTGCAGAATTGGAAGCGGATGGTGCTGCCGTTGGGGAAGAAGAAGGTCTTTTCCGTATTGTTGTATCGGGCCACACCATTCAGCACGCCCTTCAGCGGGGTAATATGGTTGTTCACCAATTCCGGATAGGTACGGCGCATGATCAGAATCTTGATGCCCGGGTATTGCAGGCACATCAGCACGGCCTTCCAGCGTACTGCCCAGCTCTTGCCACCGCCTCGGGCACCGCCGAATATGATGATCTTATAAAGGGCGGTCATAAAGAGGCGCTGGCGCTCGCTGGGGGCCGGCATCTCGATGGTGATTTTCTTGCTCATCGGCTCAGCTCCTCAGCGTTAAGCAGCGTAACGGTAATTTCCGTGCCATCGGTTTCCTGGGCCTGCAGCTTTCTTTCTTCCAGGGCCAGCTTGCGCTTGTCCTTTTCTTCCATCAGGCCGCACAGCAGCATCTTGTTCTGGGTGATCTTGCTGATGGCCTCAGCCACGCTCTCCAGGTTCCGGGCAGCAAACTTGCTGTTCGCAAATACGCCGCCGTCTTCGTTCTCCAGGCTCACTTCAAAAAGGCTGGCCGCTTTGATCAGCGCCCGCTCCATACTTTCGCTGGCCTGGGTCATAGCGGCCAGTTCCTTGGCTCTTTTATCGCTGGCTTTCGTTACGGCCTTCTTCAGCGCTCTGCGGTTAAACGCCTTGCGCTTCTCAGGCCAGCCGCCTTCCTTGCTCCAGATCCCCACTGTGGTAAGGGACAGGCCCATATCTTTTGCCAGCTCTCTCAGGGTCACATGGCCGGTTATGTATCTTTCTTCCGCTTCAATGCGCTCTTTGTCTTTAGCGGCCATCATGGCCCCTCCTTCCTCTGTTCGTGCGTGCGGGCGTGAGTCCCAGCTTCGTCCGTTCTGTGTAAGGAACGAAAAAAGCACCCAGCATTACCTGCCAGGTGCCTTTCGATTTGAGGAGCCATTGCCTACATCGCTCAGTATGTATTATATATGAGGTTATTTATGACTTACCATGTCATAGCATGACATCCGAAAAATTTTCATCGAACAAAGAACGAACAAAAGAAAACAGAGTTTGTTAACAGAGTTTGTTCACGGCAAAAATCCAGGAATTACAAGGGTTTCTCAGCCCTGTGTGAACAAAGTGAACAAAAAAACAATGAGATCCCTATATAGGCTTATGTCCCTTTATGCTTATATCCCTATAAGCCTATATACCTCTCTATAATAAAAATATATATATTATATAAATCTTTGTTCACATTGTTCACACCTGCGAAAAAGCCTTGCGGCATAAGGGTTTGTGCCGTGAACAAAGCGTGAACAAACCGTCAACAACGTGAACAAACTTTGTTTACGCCCATAAGAAAAAGCGCCCCTGATCGGGCGCTTCTTTTTTATGTTTCTCTTTGCTTCCTTCTTGCTTCCTTAGCATCCAGGATGGCCTGTACATGCCTTACCGCCCTGTGCTTAATCCGGTATATCTGGCGCTCGCTTCGGGGCTTGGGAATCCAGCCGGCGGCGATGGCTTCCATGGTATTCCCCTGCACATAGTACTGGTGCAGCACGTTGTATTCATCGTGGGGCAGGGATTCCAGCAGCTTCACCACTTCCACCCGGGTATCGATCAGCTGATCCACGATGCGGTCAATCTCTCTTTCCAGCATGGCCAGGCGCACTGCCGTATTGCCCACCTTGTCCGTTGTGCCGCTGGGTCTGGGCATCCCGGTCAAGCTTGGGGTAATGTGCAGGGCCAGTTCCGTCACCCATTGCTTTTCCTGCAGCTTGTTATTGATCAGGGCATCCAGCCTGCTCAGCTGGCTCAGGTATTTATCTGCTCTCACGGTCTATCATCCCTCCATTTCATGCGGCCTCTTCTGGTGCTGCGCCGCTTATATGATTTTGCAGGTCAACTTTAGTCAAGTTTTTCCGTCCAATAAGATTTTGAAAGTAAGGTTTTGTAAGGTTCTTTCCCGCTACACCTTAGCAAAACTTAGCATTTTAGGAATTTCAATCTGTAGTATTATGTGCATTTTTCCTGTGCACCACGCAGCCGGAGGTACTAAGATGCTTCCTGGGCCGCTTGCCGATTTCCTTTACTTCGCAGCTGCTGGGCGGGTTATGCCGCACTTTCCCGGTCAGATAGGTATAATCACAGCATCTGTCGCAGTATGTGGCCAGATACCCATAATACATACAGCCCTTGCATGTCTTATTTGATACAAGCCAATCTTCTTTGGTCAAACTTTTTCCCTCCTTTGCAAACATCCACAGCTTTTTGTTGCTCCCTGGGTTACTGCTGTGCCCCGGCGAATGATTTCTTGCCCACAGTCGCAGCGGAATTTCCACCAGGAATGCCTGTCAGAATAGAAGGGCGGGGCTTTCACCCGTTCAATGGCTATTAACCGTCCAAATCTCTGCCCGGTCAGGTCAATCTTTTTCCCCATGCTATTGCCCTCCGTTCTCAAAGCCCCACATCATGCTTCACCCGGTCATTGTGCTCTGCCCGCTTGCCGTTATTCCAGCGGCCCAGATCGCCCACCAGATAGCCAGTGATCCGGCGCAGGCGATTGAATCCCATCTGCGGCACATCATAGGTGATTTCGATTTCTTCCCCATCCGGGCGCAATTCCAGGCCACGAAGATTACTTCCATATTTCACCCGGCCACGCTTGATGTATTCCATAATTTCTTCTTCAGGCAGTTCTTCGCCGGTGATATTAATATTGATACCGTCAATAATCATATTATTCAACCTCCATACCCGCACCATCTTCCAGGATGGGCTTCATTACATCAAAGCCAGTTTCTTTCTTCAGCTGCTCCACCAGTTCAGAAACGCACATGGAATTATTGATATTCAGGATAGTCTGCTTGGCAATCCGGTGAATGCGCTTGTATCCGAAGCCGTGAATCTGGCGCAGGGCAAGCAGCATAGCAGAAAAAGCGTAGTTATAGGCATTATCCCTTGTTGAGTTTCTTACGATATCGTACTGTTCATGCAGTATCTTCTGCCCGATCCCATACCGGCTCATTTCCCGGCGCTGTTTCCTGTTCCAAGGCTTTGCCATGTATATTTCCTCCGTTTCTCTTTCTTCCCCTGTGATGCTTTTACCAGGGCGTTCACATTCTTCTCTTCCTCATTCTGCCCCCACCAATCTTCCACCAGAGGGACCAGGATGAAGAAAAGCACAATCAGCAGAATGGGCATTATGCTTCCTTCCTCGGCTTTCCGCAGGGCCGCTTCTCAGGGCACTTGCCCCTTACGCATCCGGGGCCAGCATCCGCAAAGAGCATGGGGGCCGCCGCTTTGCACAGCATCAGCATCTCGTCCGCCATCTGCCGGATCTCCCATTGCGCCCGGTTGCAGCAACGCAGGGTGAAGAAATGCCGAAGCTCTCTGGCGTTCATGGTCACGATTAGGTCGGTGCAAGCCGCCTGCGGGGTAATGTACCGGGCGTCTTCCTTGGGGATGCCCCGTTTGGTTGCCAAGCTGTAAAAATTCTGGATGTGGGACATTATGTATCCATAATAGTCCATCATATCTGCATCTGCAGTAATGGAAGGTGGAAGAACATAGGGCATATCGCCCATGTCAACGTAGCGCTGACTCTTGACAGAGAAGCTGGCGATCCGGTGCCTGGTTAACTGGGCCAGCAGCGCCCGGCTTACGCCCTCGATTCGGAAGGTGAATACCGCATGCTCCGCCACGCTCTCATGGCCGCTTTCCAGGGCATGCTTCCGGGCCTTGTCCCAATCTGTAGCAGCAGTACAGATGGCTGCTGCCTGGCCCACCAGAAAGTCAGAATTACTTGTATGGGCAATCAAACGTACATTCATGGTTATTCCTCCTTACCAATCACTTGGAATTTCTCCGCCATGGCCGCCACCTGGATGGCCTCTGCGGCCAGATGAACGGCCTGCCTTTCGATGGCTTTCGCCTGCTTCATCGCTTGCGCCATATCGTCTTGCTTGATGTATTCCCACAGCAATCCTCTATCAAAGTCAAGAAAATCCAGGGCTTCTTTGGTTTCATCGATTTCTTCCAGCAGCACTGCATAGCCCTCATGCAAGCTGTGGAAAGGGGGATTCTTCCGGTTCGCTTCCCGCAGTTCGGTTTTCACCAGGGGTGGAATCAGAGGCTTTACATAATTCATTTTTCTATCTCCATTTCTTTCTTCAGCGCTCTGATCAGAGCGCTCTGGTCTGCGTCCTTATCTTTGAGCAGTTTCAGCACCCTTTCGTCATGGGTGCCCTTCAGGATCAGGTGATATATCCGGCATACGTTCTTTTGCCCGGGCCTGTTCAGCCGTTCGTTGGCCTGCTGGTATAGCTCCAGGCTCCAGGTCAGCCCATACCAAATGATGATGTGCCCGCCATCCTGCAGGTTCAGCCCATGGCCTACGCTGGCAGGGTGGGCAATGGCCATGGGGATTTTCCGGGCGTTCCAATCATCAATGTCTTTGTTCGTTCTTAGTTCCCTGCAATCGAAGCGGGCTTTGATTCTGTCCCGGTCATGCTGGAAAGCGTAGAATACCAGCACCGGCTCCCCGTTCGCCGCTTCCATCATTTCTTCCAGGGCATCCAGCTTGATGCTGTGCAGCTCATGCACGCCTCGCTCGGTGTCATAGATGGCGCCGTTGGCGAATTGCAGCAGCTTCCCGGTCAGGCTGGCCGCATTCAGGGCCACAATGTCCCCATCGCTTTCTATGGCCTCCATGATCCGGTCACGCTCAAATTGCTTGTATTTTTTGAGTAGGGGAGGGGGAGGGGTCAGCTCCACGTCTTCGTAAATCTGCCCGGGCAGCTGCAGGTAATCTTCCTTTTTCAGGCTCATGCACAGGTCAGATAGCCTTTCATGGATGGCTCCTTCGCTGCCTGGCAGCAGCTTATAGCTGTATACGATGTGCCCGTTCATTCTGTCCGGGCGGAAGTATGTATTCCGGTATGCGGTCAGGGTTTTGCCAAGGCGCAGGCCCTTGTCCAGCAGGTATATCTGGCTCCATAGGTCTATCAGCCCATTGGGTGCCGGCGTACCGGTCAGGCCCACCATCCGGCGAATCCAGCCCAGCTTGCGCCGCAGGGCCTTAAATCGCTTGGCTGTGGGGCTTTTGAAGCTGGAAAGCTCATCTATTACCACCATGTCAAAAGGCCAGCCTTGCACCGTTTCCGTCAGCCATACCACGTTCTCACGATTGATGATATAGATATCGGCATCCCTTCTCAGGGCCTCCAGGCGCTGGGCCTCGGTGCCCGTCATCCGGGCAATGCGCAGGTGCTGCAGGTGATCCCATTTCTGGCATTCCTTTGCCCAGGTATCCTGCGCCACCCGCAGCGGCGCAATCACCAGCACCTTCCTCACTTCCAGCCGGTTGTAGATCAGCTCGTCAATGGCGGTCAGGGTGCATACGGTTTTGCCCATGCCCATGCCCAGGAAAAGCCCTGCAGCCGGGCGATCCAGCACCCACCGTATCGCCTCCTGCTGATAGGGATAAGGGTGGAATCTCAAGGCTTCACCTCCCCAAGCGCTTTGCTCAAATCTTCTTCCGTAAAAATGGTGTATACTGTGAATCCCAGGCCGGTCAGGATTTTCTTCCAATACTTTTGCAGAGGATCCACCCTGCCGCCCTTGGGCCTTTTCATTTCAGCGAAGGCGATTCTGCCCCCGGGCAGCAGGAGGATGCGGTCAGGCACCCCCCTGTTCCCAGGGCTTACCCATTTCAGGCTCATCCCGCCTCGGGCTTTGATTCCATCTACCAGCTTCTTTTCCAGGTCTTTTTCCAGCATGGTCATGGGGTTTCACCTTCCCGGATGTAGGCCCGCTGCGTTCCGTATTGGGCGAAGCGCCTATTTCCTATGTATCTCCAGCCGCAGGTTTTCAATAGAGCGTGAATACGGCTGCTTTCGTAGCGGTCAATCTTCCCGGGCTGGCTTCCGAATACTTCGCACCAGATTTCCATCCGGCATACCTTGTCCCGCTTTTCCGTGCCCTCGGCTTCGCTTTGCAGCCATTCCCTCCGGTCATACAGGTCTTTGTTCTCCCAATCCGCAGGCAGCAGCCGCTCCAGGTATTCCCGCACCATACCAATGCGGTCATCTATTTCAGCGTGGGCTTCTTGCACGGACATTGCTGCTTTTTCCAGCTCGCCGTCCAGATACAGCTTTTCGCCTTGCTTGTAATAGTGATAGGCTTCGGCCCATATCTGGTGGACGATTTCCTCCGTCAGTTCTTCCCGGTAATCCGCCCGGTGATCGCTGCCCGGCGTATCCACCACCCAGAATCGCCGGTTGCCCGTGGTATCCCGGAGGAATTCTTCTTCGTTGGTGGTGCCAATGAAAATGCATTGCCGGGGGAAGGTTTCAACCTGCCTGCCATAGGCGGGCCGGTATTGGTCTTCCTGTTTGCTGATGTATAGCTTGATCTGTTCTGCTTCTGCTTTCTTCATCCCGGCCAGTTCGCCCACTTCCATGATCCATACCCGGCGCAGCTGCTCATAGGCGTCCTTACCGTTTACTGAGATAAAGCTGTCTGAAAACCATTCCCCAGCCAATCTTCCTATCAGGGATGATTTCCCGATGCCCTGTTTCCCTCGGATGGTCAATATGTGGTCGAATTTGATTCCCGGCCTGAATACCCGGGCCACCGCTGCCGTCAAGGTTTTTCTGGTCACCGCCCTGGTATATTCGCTGTCCTCAGCGCCCAGGTAGCGGATCAGCAGCTCATCCACTCTTGGCACGCCGTCCCATTTTGCCGCCCAGATGAAATCCCGGATGGGGTGGAAGGCATGGGCCTTGGCCGTAATCTCTACACCGTCCAAGATTTTATCCTTTCCGGTGATGCCGTAGGTCTTTTCCAGATACGCCCGCAGGTTTGCGTCATCACTGTTCTGCCAGGTGCGGCCTCTGCGGTCTTTGGCTTCTCGCCAGGGTAAATCCCGCTTCACCGCCTGCAGCATGTCCATCTCATCCCAGGCGATGCTGCCCTTCAGTGCCGGGTCATTTTCCAGGATCAGGCGGATATTGGTAAGGCTGGATCTTATGCCGCCCTTTTCGCCCAGCTCCAGTTCCCTTTTCCAGGCATCCGGGTCTGCGTCTTCGATTTCTTCAAAATCTCCGCCCACATCGGCTATCCGGTCATTTACCACCGTCACCTTCACTTCCGCATCTTCCATGGCTAAGGCTTCCATGGCCTTGTAGCTGGGCAGTTTGGTCACCGGGGTATCCGGGTCTTTGTTTGCGTCCAGGTCACCGTATCGGTGCAGGCGCACCATATCCCATGCGTTCAGCAGCTTACTGCCGGCAGGGTCTGTGGCGTGATGGCTGTAAATGAATTTATCATCGTATACCACCACGCCCGCCGCTGTGCTGCCCCCTGCGAAGGTGTACCGGCCAGGCTCATTGCAGGGCAGGTATACTTCGGGCAGGAATTTTTCAATGGCTTCCTGAATGCTGTAGGTTCTGCAGAAGCTGCCTATCAGCCCGGGCTTTTCCAGGGGGTCTTTCTGCTTGTCCGCTGATTTCCTTGCCACCTCGGCTACCCGGCTGCTCACCGGCCAGGTGCTGATATCGTGCCAATCGTCATATCGGGCCAGCATATCCTCCGGGTTCATCATGGGGCCTTCCTGGCTCTCAAATACCTCTTCGCCATCGCTGGATCGGCTGGGCCAGAACATCAGGCGCCCGGGGTCATAGGTGGTATCATCGAATTTATCAATGCCCAGGTCAGATGCCACCATGCGGCCTATGGCTATGTATTCATCCGGGGTTACATCCCGGGAAAGGGGAATCACCAGCCGCAGCCTTGGCGCTTCCCTGGTGTGCTTATGGGTGGAATAGATGCAGGATGCATAATCGTAAATCATCTGCCAGTCCGGCCAAAGGTTCTTATCGGCAAAGTCGGCATCCAGGCAAAGGATGGATCGGCTTTCCACCTGGGTGCGCTTCCCATCCCGGCAATAGCCGCCTACGAATCCGCCCACGTCTTTGATTTCTGCCTGGCGTTCCCTGTCCATGGCCTTGTATTGGGCCACCGTTTCATTGGTCACCACGAAGCGGCCCAGCAGGTTTTTCAGCTCTTTCCAGGAAATCTGTTTGTTCTTCCAGGTCTTTGTTTTTCGTCCGGTGCCCGTTGCTATCCTGAGCAGCCGTTCACTTTGTGTTTCCATCAGGGCCTCCTTCGCTAATCTTTTTTATAGAATGGGGTGGCGTATCCATCTGCGCTGAGATATTGGGAAAGCTCCTCTGCCCAGGGCACCGGCTGCGCCATAATGCGCTGCACATCGGATACCTTTGCATCCTCCGGCGCTTCCACAATCACCTCGTCATGTACGCTGAATACCACCTGGTACCCCGCATCTTCCAATCGCAGCATGGCCTCCGCCAGGATATCCCGGGCAAATGCCTGCACGATATTTTCCACCAGCCGCCCGCCCCAGGTATCCATGGCCACCCATTGCCGGGTGGTCTGGTTCTGGCCCATGAAGCGGATGCTTCCGGTGCCTTCATCCAGCCATGCGCCCCAGTAGGAAAGCCGCCTGCCGCTTGGCAATATCAGGCGCAGGGCGTCTTTATCCCGTCTATAGGCGCATCCGTTGCTTAGCCTGTATGTAATGCCTGGATTCATGATGGCGTTCTTTGCCGCCCGTTCGCATGCCTTCCATAGGGCCGTAATCTTGGGGGATGCTGCCCGCCATTTATCCACCAGTTCCTGCAGCTGCTCGCTTTTCAGCCCCAGCTTGTCAGCGCCGAAGGCCAGCAGCGCATTGGGGCCGCCGCCATAGCCCAGGGCCAGTTCCATGATCTTGCCCTTCTGCCGCTCGGGGCTGCCCTTCTTCACGCTTTCCTTGGGCACATTGAAGGCCTGGGCATAGCTGGCTTCGTATATCTTGCCGTCACCGGCGAATACTTCAAGCCGCCATTTTTCATCCGCCAGATAGGCGATGCATACAGCCTCTATGGCGTGGTAATCGGCTACCAGGAAGGTGTGCCCGTCCTTGGCCACAATGGCCGTGCGGATCAGCTGGGAAAGCACATCAGGCACATTATCGAAAACCAGTTCCAGCCCTTCCAGGTCACCGTTGCGCACAATCCCTCGCACCAGCTCAATATCATCCAGGTGATTCTGGGGCAGGTTCTGCACTTGGAGCAGCCTTCCAGCCCAGCGTCCTGTCCGGCCAGCGCCGTAGTATTGCAGCGTTCCTCTGATCCTGCCATCCTGGCAGGTGCAGTTGTGCATGGCCGTATATTTGGCTGTGCTGCTTTTCCCCAGCAGCTTCCGAAGGGTTAATGCTCGCTTGGTCAATGGGTCTGTGGCCTTTTTCATCAGTTCGGGCACGGCCTTTTTATCCAGGCTATCGGTTTCAAGGCCCCTGGCAGCCAGCCATGTTTTCAGCTGGGCCACGCTATTGGGGTTTTCCAGGCCCGTCAGCCGCTGCATTTCCTTGGTATGGGTTGCCTTGAAGGCGTCATCCAGGGCCACCGCCATGGCTGCTAATCGCAGGTCAATGCCCATGCCACGTTCATTGATTCTTGCGTCCAGGCATTCCACCCGGCGCTCGGTTTCGGTCATTTGGGTATCCTTCAGCCTGTAGAAAATCTCCCGTTCGGTTTCCGTATCCCGCAGGCAGTATTCCTTGAATTGCTTCCATTTCTCCGGGGCATGCTCGGGCAGGTTCCGGGTGCGCCCGCCGTTTGCCTTGGTGGGGGCGCAGGGTTTGCAGAAGTATCGGATCAGCGCTTTGCCCGTATCCAGCTTCTGCTGGGTCAGCTGCAGGGCAGCGCCTGCCGCTTCCAGCGTCATGGGCAGGCCGTTCATGGCGGCCAGGTGCATGGTATCCATCCATTGCTCCGGGGGGCTGTAGATGCCCAGCGCCTTATTCAGGCAGGCCCGCTCAAATTGGCAGTTATGGGCCACCTTCACACTCTCCGGATCCGTCAGCGCCGCTGCCAGCCATTCAGGCACGCCCAGCACCGTGAAATCCCATACATGCACAGGCTCATCATCCCAGGCATAGCTCATCAGCAGGATTTGGAAGTCGGGCGCTTCCACGTATTTGAAAACGCCCGCCTTCGTCAAATCTTCGCTGGAATAGGTTTCAAGGTCGATATGGAGGATTCTCCGGTCAGATAAGCCCTTCGTAATCATCGTTTTCACCGTCCAGCTCATCGAAATCACCGGAGGCGTCATAGCCCGCCAGGCGTTCACCGTCACAAACGAATTGCACGCCGTTCAGGTATACGGTTACGCCCTTCTTCAGCTTTTCGAATTCAAAGCCGGCAGCGGCCAGGCTGGCATTGCAGAAGCACCCGGAATAGATGATGCCATCCTCTTCGGCGATGGCTTCCTTCTTGCGGCCCACCACCAGCGGGCGGCTCTTGCTTCCGCTCTTCAGCACATAGCAGCCCTTGTATTCGGGATGCTCATCGGCCATCTCATCGCCATCAGCCAGGGGGCTGTGCATATTGGAAGGCCAGGGGGCACCGGGCTTGCGCTTGCCGGGGAATTTTTCATCCAGCGCCTTGTTCAGCGCTTCCTGCAGCTGCTTTACCTGGGGATGATCCTTGGCAATGATCCAGCTGGCGGAGAATTTGGGTTCGGAATCACCGATGGAATCGGCACGGAAAATGTGTTCATAGCTCAGGCGAACGTTCTTCAATACGATTTTTTCAGACATGGTTTTTTCTCTCCTCTTAATCTAATTTTTCAAAATCTGCACCGGGGTCGAAATCAGGGCGCTTGTCACTGGCCAAGGCCAGGGAAGGCTTGCCGGGGGTCTTCACGATGTAATCGCCCACCAGCTCGGCCACCTTCTTTTTCCCGATGGCTCTTTCCAGGGCGGCCACGCTTTTCAGGGTGGGCTTCTCCATGTAATCTTCCGCATATACATCGAGGGAAGTATCCAGCATATTCAGCACAGCTTCCTCATTGGCCCATTTGCGCTGGCTGCGGCCTTCCACCACCTTCAGGCCTGGCACTTCATTACCGGAAAGAATCAAATCCATTGCAGCCCTGGTCACCCGGTCAAGCCACATTTTGATCAGCGGTTCCATCTGCAGGATTTCCTGATACTGTTCGGGCAACAGGTGGGGAACAGGTGCCCGCAGGCCATGGGCCTCTACAAAATTGCTGCAATATTCCGTCAACTTAGGGCAGTTCCCGGCATGCTTGCAGAATTTCCTGCAGTGCGGCCCGGGATGGTAGCTGGCATGGCCACTGAATGCTTCCTTGGCCGCAGGCTCCACCACCGTTTCCGCCCAGCCCATCAGGTCATCCACGCTCATGGTGGCCTCGCTGATATTGTTGATCCGGGGCTGGTATATGGCCATGCGCACGTTGGTGAAATCGTATACGCAGCCATAGTCATTGATAGCACCCAGGGCATACAGCCGCATCTGGGGGTTGCCCTCGCTCTTTACCGCCACGCCCTGGCCGTACTTGTAGTCAATGATGGTCAGCTCGTCATCCGTAAAGATCAGGCAGTCCCCTGTGCCGAAGCCCTCGGGCACATGATTGGAAAAATCCAGCCTTTGTTCCAGCATCACAATGCTGCCCTTGGTCACATGCTCCTGGATATAGGCCGCATAGCCTTCAGCGCATTCCAGCATCTCGCCGGTGATCAGGCCGCCCCATTTGGCTTTCAGGTCACGCAGGCCCGCATCCAGTTCGCTGTGGCCGCCGCTTCCCAGCATCGCTTCCACATATACCTGGGCTACCTCATGGGCGATGGTGCCTTCCTGGGTGAATTCATTGTCATCATCCGGATACTGTTCATTGGCCAGGGCAGATGCCGGGCAGTTCAGCCATAGCTCTGCGCCGGATGCGCTCAGCAGGGCGTGATCCCTGCTTTGGTGGTCAATCGTTGCCATGGTTCCTCCTTTCTTATTTCAAGCTGTCCAGGTCTTTTTTGAAATCTGCCAGCTTATCATCGGGGATATCGCCCACCCGGGCCGCTCCGTATTTGTCCAGCAGCGCCTTTACCGCATCCCGCTGTCCGCCCTGGATCATCCGGATGGCCAGGTGCTTCACATCCTCGGGGGAAATGGCCTGCTCTTCTTCCTGGGGCGCCGGTTCGGTCCGGTCTGGCTCGACAGGTTCAGCACGTCTGGCTTGGAGGCGCTCGTTAGCTTCCTCCAGTATGGCGATGGCGGATGCTGCCGTCAGCTTGGGCTGCTGCCCATGCAGGCTTTCGTGGATGGCCTCCGCCAGTTTTTCGATAGCCTCCAGGAATCGGCTATCTGCTGTGATTTTCAGTTCCATAATTCGTAGGCTCCTCTCATTCGAAATAATCGGTTACAGGTTTTCTCAGGTAATTCTTCAGGCACCCATCGCAAAACCATTCATCATCACTCAGGCACACGGCGGTATCTTGCTGAATCGCTTCACCGCAATAGCTGCAGCGGGGTAATCTGGCTTCCTCTTTGGCCTGCTTTGCATCCCAGCGGGCGTAATCCGCCACCGGATCGTCTGTGTAGGTCATTTCTTTTCACCGCCTTCTGGTTCGTCTTGCCTGCTCTTTCTTCATGGTTTCCAGAACGATTTTGCCGTCCAGCCCGGTCAGCCGTCCGAAATATGGGGACAGGAAGAATTGTTCTGCTCGCCGTTTGGTATCGCCACCGGCGGCGCTTGCCCAGTCCTTGATGGCCCACTTCAGCACGCCACGGATCAGCTGGGCCACCCCTTCTTCGTCATAGTTCTTCCGGGCTTCCAGGTTTTCTTTGATGCACGCCTTCCAGTTGGGGCATTTATGGGTGCAATACTCTCCTTGATAGGCGCATTCAATCACCAGTAATCACCTCGCAGTTCCCGGCGGATGTGATAAGTTTCAATCCGGCCTTGGGTCTTGCGCACCGCCCACTTGATCCCTTCAAGCAGCGCCTCCATACCGAATAGGAGAAGGGCTATTGCTGCTACCGTGAAAATCCCCATGATCATCATCCTTTCTTTCGATCCGGTATGTAATTTTTACGCCCATCTGATCGGCGTACAGCTCCACCAATGTGGAAAGAATCTTATTGCCCAGCGCATCTCTCTCAGCTTCGGTCATTCACTGGCCTCCTTTCGAAAGTACAGCCAAACTGTACTCTGTGGGTAAAAAAATTTGGGTCAGGCTTCGAAATCTATGTAGTTGATGGACAGGCCCAGCGTCTGTTCGATAACAGGGAGCTTCTTCAGGCTGGGTAACCTTTTGCCGGATTCCCAAGCGACTACCGTTGATTCACTTACGCCGCAACGCTTTGCGAATTCTTTCTGGGTCAGTTTTGCATTCACTCGGGCGGCCGCCAAAGAGAACATCGGATGAGAATTCATCGCCCCTACCATATTCGTGCCCCTCCTTTCTGGAGTACAGGGAAACTGTACTTCGCTTTCAAAGCTATTCTAATATATCTTTTCCAGGATGTCAACAGTATTTCTGCACATTCCAAAAATTTTTCTTGACTAATTTACAGGATTGCTGTACATTATAGAGGGCCATATATATGAAGGAGGTGGCAAACGAAATGAATGGCTTAGGCAACAAGAAAATTCTGGCCAGCAATCTGAAGCGTCTTATGGAAAGAGATAATATTACTGCGAAGAGGTTGAGCAGGGCCGTGGAGGTTCCTTATACAACAATTCTTTCATGGTTGAAAGCAGATAATTATCCCCGCATCGATAAAATTGACGCTCTGGCAAAGCATTTCGGTGTTTTGAAATCTGAATTAATCGAGGAGATGACTGAAGAAAAAGCCGAAATGCAGAAAAAAAATGATACCCTTACGGATATCATTGTGCGGATGAGAGCAGATGATACTTTTTTCGAAGCTGTGAAAACGTTATATACGCTCAGCCCCGAAAAGCTTTCGATGTTATCCGCCCTTTTGAAGTAACTTATAAATCAAATCGAGCAAAGAAATATCATCGATTTGGATAAGTCTCTTAATGATGGCGGATATGTATTCTTCTTTCTCATTTGCGGGTTCAACGGGTAACAGCGAAAGAATAGTGGTCATCACGTCCGTCTGATCTGCCGTTGCGGCCATTGCAAGGGATGTTAAATTTTCAGCAGCACTCACTTTTCACTTGCTCCTTTCCAAAAGGCAAACATGCGTTCTCGTTAGTTATAGTACAACAACGATTTCCGCATTGCAATACCATTTACGAAATTGGTACTTTTCTGTCAATTCTGCAAATGGCACAAGGGATTGGGTCACAGTGGTGCTGCGTATACCATATATTGTGTCATCAATCATCCCATTCGCATTATAAGTGGCTTTTTGCGATTTGGCAATACCCAATTTTTAAGAAATCTTAATTTTTGAAAAATATTTTTTTGATACCACAAAGGGAGAGATATAAACATGGAAACAGGTTCATTTGTAGGGGGAACGAATTATATAGAAGAAGTAGCAGCATATATCCGGGTGTCCACCCAGGAGCAAAAGCTGCACGGCATATCCCTGGAAGCCCAAGTTGAAAAGCTGACAGAATATGCCG